TTTGTCAATCTCACCAGCGATTTGCTCTTTGGTAGCATCTTCCGGAACNTNNAGCATCNNCTTNACCAGNNCNTGGGCCATTTCCCCGGCAACCTTCTCCTTGATGACCTCATTCATCGTCTTTTCCCAGTCCGCCCGGGCCTTCTCGTCGAGGGCCTTTTTGGCATCCTCAGCAGCCTTAACTACATCCATTTCCCCGGAGATATCCAGGGCGCGCCTTACCTTATCCAGGGTCTCAAAGGCTCCCGCAATCACTTCAACCGGCTTGTCCCCAGAGACCGTTTTCCTAATTTCCTCCATCGTAGACATTTCCCCGGTGACCTTGTTCACCCAGTCAGGGTCAAGGATCTTAGCCAATTGTTCCGCTGTCCATCCCATCTCACCACAGATTTGTTGCACCGTCACTTCACCGCTTTGTAGCATTGCTTTAAGTTTAGAAACATATTCCTTCCAAGACATTTCTGCTATAACACCTCCGTTTTTAATAATCTCATCCAGCTCCGGCATCTCCCCGATAGCCACCACGAATGTAGGCATCCCGGAGCGATTCAGTGGGGTCCAGTCGATGGATAACGGCTTGTAATCCACTACGTTGTATTCCCCATTCACCCGCTGAAGCTTTGGCATCCCAAAAATACTCACCTGGCGGATGGTACGGGCCTTGATCCAGCGCTTCAGGTCGGCAGCAGCCTTATCGATCACCCCTCGAAAATATGCCCTTCCATTCTCCCACTTAGCACCAACCCAATGGGTGACGGGGGTAGGGAACTGGGTACCAACCTCATCCGGCTTCTGGTGGCCCAGAAAGCCAGGTAACCCTTGATTCATTACCTCCCCAATAATCTTTTGGAGAGCCTCAGGTCGATAATTCCATCCCCGCTTACTCTTACCAGCCGGGACTTCCACCACGACCTCCATCGGGGAATCATCCCCAGCCTTTATGGAGTTCAAGTCCACCCAAGGGGCAAGAGGGATATCATCCACATCCATTTCCCCACAGATGAGTGCCTGGAGAGCACACATTTCCCCGATAGATCCTATCAGGGACTCCGGCGGTTCCAGCTCCAGCTCCCGGTAATGCCTTAACAAGTGCCTGGCTGCCTGGCTTTTCTGAGCTGGGGATAAATCAGGCTCACTCCGGGCTCCTGACAAGGCCGCTGCTGCAGCGATAAGACCGGCCCGGTTCAGGACGATGCTACCGTCGTCCCGAATCTCGTGGTGGGGTCCCCAACAGTCTGCTTGAGTTAGCTCCTTATTGATGGAGGTCTTAATCGCGGCATATACCTCCTTAACAGCCGCAACAGCCCCTTCCACCCCTTCCTCCAATCCTTTCTTGAGCATAGACCAGATTCGGGACTTGTCCACGTCCCCCCAGTAAGCACTGCTCTCGGTTTTGATAACTGTGAACTTTTTCAGCGTTTTTTCACCTCCTTTTTAGGGCATAAGAAAAGCGCCTTGGCTTTTGCCTTAGCGCTTGGTGACATACTGTCCTGTTTTTAAATCTCGCACCACCAGCTTCTGGTGTCTGCTATGGATCTCAATCTTTTTTGCCGGCGGGTTTTGTTTTATCTGCACCCGCTGGTTTTGGCTTTGTTTTTCCACCGTCCACCACCCCAAACTTATCATAGGCCAGATCACGCTTTATCTTTTTAAGGTCCTCTTTGGTCGGTTCTACCGGGAAGCCTATGCCGATGCCGTAAGTCACTATTCTTCCCGCCTCTCAAATCTTATCCCATTATCTCCAGGGAAGGGCCTCTTGTGTTTATGGTTGCCCAACCATATTTCCATAGGAATACCATTAGGGAAGGCCTTACAAACCCTCCCGGGTTTATTGTTTAAATGTCGGCAAAAGGAGCACACCGGACTATATACCGGAATGTCGTGCCCCTTATCAATTGTCACCTGTTTACCATTCTTCCCGTCCATAATCCAAACCGACCTCCTTTGCCACCCGGCCCCATACCTCATGCCAGTGTCTATAATTAGCCTCTTCAGGAGTTAACTTGCCCTTATTTATCAACTCGGAGAATCGCTGGAATACATCATTATTAATTTTCTCAGCCAGCGGTTTTATCTTCTTTTCCCACATTTCTCGCAACCATCCAGACGCAGGCCGGTTCAAATAATACCGGTGCTGACTTCCACATGCTCGGATTCCCTTAAGATTCCAGGTTGTAGCTAGCGCAACATCGTCCATTGAAAAAGAAGAGCCATTAGGATGGTTATGGGTCAGTATATTGTTCTCAAACAATCTTAACTCGTCAAGAGTAAAAGATACGCTGCTTTTCCCTCCTGCTTTTTCAAAAACAATTGTACCGTCATCTGCAAAGACCACTGCTTTTTCTGTCTTTCGCGTAATAAGCTTGGCTTCTGTTTCTTTGATAGTTTCGGCAAGATGCTTCTGGCTATCGCCCAACCTTTCTTGATATATATTATTATACCACTTTTCTAGCTTCTGGTCACTACTTGGATCATTTATCCATTTTTTCAGTCTTTGCACAAATTTCTCCGGATCCTCATGCACCGGCACCAGAGCGCATAGACAGTTCGGATGCGCCGGGAATGGGGGCTCATTTCCCGGGGAGTATACACCTCGGCCTAATCCTTCATCATGTGCCGACAAAGTATCACAAATGTCAACCACCGGGTGACTATGTGAAAGCACCCATTTCATGCCGATATAACTTGGACTAACCCGGGCAGCCGAAACCGTCCCTTCCCCGAAGGCCGCCGTCATCTCGGTCCGGGCCAGACGTAGGGCCTCATAGCACATGTCCTCAGGGATCCTGCTCCCCATTCGTTTCATCATGTTGGGGTAGTCTTTTGCCAAAGTTTGTTTGCCTTCCCGGACATACCTTTGCAATATCCTGGCAACCCTTTTAGCATCCATCCCGGTGGCGACGGATGTCTGAATTACATCCCGCATGGCGCTCCGGAGGTTTACCCCCTGCTGCCAAATACGATCTGATAGAAAAAGGCCCCCCTTCGTCCTGGCCCAACAGGCTTCTACTGCCTGGCGATTCACCATGGAATAGAAGGTCTTCAAGCCAGTAATATTTACCCCAGCTCTTCCGAACACATTCAGAAGCACTGCCCGACTATACCCCACTCCAGCATCAGAAGCCTGATAAATGTATTGCCCTAATGCGGAACTAAATTTGTTAGTGAAGGAATCGGCCTCCGCCCGCAGTATTTTCTCCAAAGTTTCTAACTGTCGTCTACGTAACTGGCCAGAAGGACCAGCAAGATCCCGCAACTCCCTGGCCACCTTGTCCGCCGCCTGTTCATAGAGTTTACGGATTTCCGGGTCTTGTAGGAGCCGAAGCTTTATGTATTTTTTCCTGGCCTCCAACGCCCATTTAAGATACTCCCCAGCGGCAGCCTTGATTTGTTCAACCTCACTCGGGACTTTCGATTCCATCCCCTAATCCCCCTGCTGGGTCTGGTCTTCCAGCTCCTTGTCAATCTCCTCAAGCTGGTCCTTCAAACCTTCAGCATCCTCTAGCCTACGTCTCATAATCCAGGACTTGATTATACGCTCCCTTTCCCCAGGTAGTTCTGGATCATCAGAAGCATACTCCTGCATAGTTACAATATATTGCTGTAGCAGGTCGACAGCAGCATCAAGGCTAATTAAACCATTCAGCAAGGCAGTACTGAGGGCATTCACCAGGGTATTGATGGTCTCTGCGTATTCCTTCTCATCCCGCTCTAACACGGCATCCCACTCGATTTCCACATCATAGCTCCCAAACTTCTTACCATTTGCAGTACTGTTCATGATCAAAACCATCCTGGCTAGAAGCTGCCAACTTTCCGTAACCTGTTCCCGTTTACGAGCCACCCTCCGGATGAGGAGGGGCATCTGTTCCTTGACACTGGCATGGCTGGATGGGGTATGAACCCCGAACGCGAATTCAGGCACTTCCGATGTATCTACGATGCAGTAGAACAGGAACTTTAACAGGGCCTCAGCATCCCCGATGGAAGATCGGACCTCGATGAATTCCGCGTTCTCCCCTTCCTGGAATATGAGCAGCTCGTGACCAGTCAGATTGATGTTTGCTGGCTGACCCTGCCGGAACGCCTGAAGGACCTCCGGGAAGTTGTTCTCCAGGAACTTCTCCACGTTATTCAGCAGGAACTTCAGCCTGGGGACAGAGTGCATTTTTGAACCCTGGAGGGCATGGATCATTACATCATGATACGCCTTCATGTAAGGCTCAATCGGCTCCAGTTCGCTGCGTCCATACAGCTCCGACTCTTCCGGCTCATTCTTAAAGTGGACAATCGGAATAAACCCCCACTTATTGGGGGTAGTCCCCGGCTCCAGGCCAAGCGGTAGTTCGGGAGGGATATCCCCTTCCAACTCAATAGTAATATCCTTAGCGGTGATTATCTGCGTGACTGTATACTCCCGTAAGCCTTCATCCCACGTCACCTTCCCCTTCAAGGTGTAGGAAATGGGGTTTCTTAAAAATGGGTCTACTTCAATGTCCACCACTTGCTCGGGAGGGATGAGGAGGTAGTCTATCCGGTGGTCTTCATCCGGGTAGAGGGGAGAGCTACTTTCTAAGTTTACCAGCATGACGAAGCAGTCCCCATCACGTAGCCCCAACTGATGGGTCCTTTGCATCCGGCTTGTCCATCGACAAATGCATTCATCAAGGATCTTCTGGGCCTCCTCATCCTTACACCGAAAATGAGGCACCCCCATAAAACCGGCCAGGGTATTGACCACGGGCTTCGCGAATCCGGCTCCCAGCTTGTAGCCATCATGGGTATTGTGATACAGTTGCCGGGACAGCTCATAATTTACCTTGTTGCTGCTCAAGACATACGGCGCGCTCCCTTGCCCAGAAAAGCCCCCATAAAGGACCCCGCCGAATCTCCCGAACATACTCTGCCTTAGCTTTGATATCTCTCCAATAGCCTGTTTCAGCCAGCCAGGTTTCTTGGTTCTCCTAGCCATATACCTTCGCCCCCCTCAACACCTCAATACCGATGGTATTCACCCCAGCCATAGCATCCTCCAGAGCGTACCGGCAAGCATCAATACTGTGATCGTCCTTATCAGGGAACCTGCTGATTACTTCGCCGCTCCGGTCGGTTTCAAGGCAATAGTTGATGAATTCCCTTGCTGCCAGCGGGCACCGCTCCGGGTCTATGATTATCTGCTCCAAGTCTTGCAGGAACTTAATGCCGAACTCCACAGAACCAGGCCCTTTCTTGGCTCCTTTGATTTTCATCCCCCATGACCTCAATTCTGCTATACTTTTCGGCTCGGCGCTGTCTGCTATGGTTAGAACATCGTTATACTGCTGCGCCTTCTCCCAAAACTGCCGGTTGAATAAGTTCAGGCCGCTAATCTCGGTAAATAAATAAAGCCTGCGCCTGGTCCGGTCATAGTGCATCCGCTCAAAACATAACGGGTCTACCGCATAGCCAAAGTCCAAACCCTGCCGGATACGGTCAAACGTGGCGATTTCATTCTCGGTAATCGCCCGTAGCTCCACATTCGTAAACACTTCCAGACCCGTGCCAACTTCTTCCCCCAAGTATTCATGCCGGTATGCGGTTTCGTTGGTTTTTTCCAAGTGTGCCGCATCGGCTAAGAACCTGTCGCCCAACCATTCCGACGGCACGTCAAGGTATGTGGAATGATGCACCCGCCGCCCTTGCTTCGGAATCTTCACCTCTTGGTTAACCCAGCTACGACCACTTTTCGGAGGGTTGAAGGAATAAAAAGAGATCCGTTTTTTATTCTCGCCCCGAAACAAAGACTGGAGAATATTCCGGATCTCGTCCATGCTTGCAAACTGGTCCACTTCTTCAAACCAGGTGTATTTGATGTAGCCGCGGCCCAAATTGATAGACTTCATTTTGAGCGGGTTGTCCGCCGCCTTAAAAACTATCTTCTGCCCGGTTGGAATGAAGATTATCTGCATCGGCGCAACTTGGAACTTGAAATAGCTGCCCAGGCCCATCCTTGCAATCGTCCACTCAAATTGGCCGTAGACGGTGTCTCTTAGCTCATTCTGGTATCTCCTGGTAACGACGGCGTTTGCTTCTGAATCTTTCAGCAGGCCAAGTATAATTTGTATGCTGACAAAGGTTGATT